GCCGCAAACGCACGCACCACAAGCGGCGTAGCGTTGCCCTGCAAGATGAGACCTGGGATTACCAGAATCAATCCCGATTCCGCCGTAATCGTCTGCTCAATCAAGTCGTCGGGCGAAGTTGTGCCGCCCCATTCAATCGTCAATTTTCTATCTGTCGTATCGCTATTGACCGCATACAACCACAACTCGTCAATCGTCGTCGCCGTGCTGGAAGCCGTGTGGATCGCCGTGCCAGCAGTCGCCGTTGCGGCGACCTTGATGAGCCTGCCCGTACCTGTTGAACCTGCGGGCTGTAATGAAAGTTTCGTAAATGTTGCCATATTTCTCCTTAACTAAATATCTGTGCGCCCAGAATCATCTGGTCGTCTTGTGCTATAAAATTAGAAATTCTTGTAACCGATAATGTTCTATTCGCCGCCGCACTTGTATCATAAACGACAAATTTATCACCGCTTACCACATCTGCTCCAATGTCTGTTCCACCATTGATATTAATTTGTGACAAAGTTGCGGAACCATAAAGAGTATTATATGAAAGACTTGTCCAGGCCGTTGAGCCATTACCGATCTTATAAAGTCCTGTATCTGTTTCGTAACCCAATTCCCCGGTCATTAAAGTGGGATTGGCAGATGTCCATTCGGCAGCGGTTCCACGTCTTAATTGAATTCTAACAGCCATTATGCAACACCTCCACCATCAACCGGACCCAAGCCTCCATAAGTAGAGTTTGGACTTCCGCCATCTACATTATAACTCAATGTTCCACTTGTGACAACAAGCCAAGAAACCCCATCCCATTCCCACGTCCGTAGATCGTAGGAATATCTTTGACCGTTCACGGGAGAGGCGGGGAAATCAATTGGCATTTTATATTACTCCTCCACCTGTGGTGATATGAAAACATCATTTTCCGCATCATAGGTATCACCTATGCCTGCGTACTTGCCACGACGAGAACCTATGTATGAAGTGTCTATCCAACGACCAGCCAGACCAAGCGAGTTGCAGTAAGCCGTAATCTCGTCATCATCATCATTCAGAAACGGAATAACGATGACCTCACAAACGACGCTGTTGTGGTCAATACGGGCGGCGTGTGCGTTGTGGTATGGCATAACTAAATCTTGAACCTAACAAGAATAAGACCAGCAGACCCATTACCGCCAGAGTTGCTACCCGAACCGCCACCGCCGCCACTACCCCTGTTCGCTGGTGAAGCAGCACTACCACCTGCGACATTGCCGCCGTTGCCACCTGTCGTGCCAGCCGTGCCAGCCGTGCCACCGCTGTTGTTAGTTGCGCCGCCACCACCTGCGGCGACATAGGTAGTTCCTGCGACTTCTCCACGCCACGCAGAAATGTCCGTAGCCAGACCACCAGCACCGCCCGTACCACCACCAGAGTTATTGCCACCAGCGCCACCGTGACCGCCACCGCCTGCGCCGCCGCTACCACCACCGCCAGCACCTGCGCCGCCGTTGTATCCTTCCAATACGCCCAAGGTTGATTGGTTGTAGTTTCCACCAGATGAGGCACCACCGCCAGAACCGCCACCTGCGCCGCCGCTACCGCCGCCACCGCCGCCACCGCCAGCAATAAGATTAGCAACTCTCGTGAAGGCGTTTCCGCCCAACAAGACATATGATGAGCCACCACGACCACCACCGTTGTACGCTGAACCACCAGAACCAGCCGAACCGATTGTCAGAGTGCAGTTCGCAGAAACATACGCAGAAGTGACTTCAACGACTGCACCGCCGCCACCACCACCGCCACCGCCCGTGCCATAGCCGCCAGAATCGCCGTTTCCACCACCACCGCCACCGACTATTAGAAAGTCAAAAAAACCAGCCTTCGTTACTGTCATAGTACCCGTTACCGTAAAGGTAAGTTCGGTGTAGTTCTGTGTGCCAACCGTGATAGTGCGTGACGAAGTGCCGCCTGTCGCTACACCGTAAGACCCACCAACAGTGACCCAGGAACTTCCGTTATATATTTTGAGATTATCCGTATCGGTTTCGTAAATCATCTGCCCTTCGTAGGGCGCGGCGGGTCTCGTAGAAGAAGTGCATACCCCAGGTTTGATTGAACTAGATGCGCCAAGCACAGAACTAAACGGCATAAACCAACACCCATTGAGACCCGTTGAAAACAAGCAACTTGTTCGTGTCGGTCTCATAAATAAGTTGTCCTTCGTAAGGGGCGGTCGGGCGGGTCGTAGAAGTCAGAATACCTGGCTTTATAACCGACGATGCACCGATGACACTTGTGAACGGCATTATTTACCTCATACCTATAGTAACCCAGATGTCTTTATAAGACATAGTTGTTTTATTCCCCGCCGACTGATGGGGACACGAACTCGTCTTTTTCTGCGTCGTATGTGTCGCCAATGCCAGCATATTTGCCGCGAAAATTTCCGTTATAAGAAGTTTGTTTCCACGTGCCGCTCAATCCGATTGAGGCGATGAACGCCTGACCAACCGACTCGCTTGCTGGGAACTCTCCGCCGCCGCAATCGCCGTTGGCAATCACGATGACTTCTCTCACGGTGTCGTTTTCGACTCTCGCAAAATGTGCCATATGTTTTATACCTCCTGAATGTTTGATTGTATTAGAGATTTCATCGTCAGACCTTGAACCTTACGAGAACGATACCGCCACCGCCGTTGTAGCCCGAAGTAGTCGTACCTGAACTCGTGCTACGACCACCACCGCCTGCGCCCGTATTTGTGCCGCCAGCAGTCCCAGCGACGGTATTGCTTGAACCGTTGCCACCACCGCCCACGCCGCCTGTTCCGCCTGTCGTCACACCGCCACCGCCACCGCCGCCTGCGTAGCGTGTCGTGGCTACGCTTTCGCCTCTGAATGTTGAAGCGTCGTACCCTGCGCCACCTGCGCCACCCGTGTTGGCCGTACCAGCCGACCCGACTGCCGTGAAACCGCCGCCGCCGCCACGACCTGTTCGGTCTGAATGTGCCGCACCGCCTGCGTAACCCGTCACCGTAGAGATGTACGGCAAGGTCGTCGTGTCGGCGGTGTTGAAAAGACCCGCACCAGATGCGCCATTTGAGTAGGAGTTGCGACTGCTACCGCTGAAATGACCTGAGCCACCGCCCATAGACAACATCACGAGACTTGTGCCGATGTAAGACGGCGAACCTTGTGCGATGTTCTCAGTCGCCGCTGTTGCAGATGCGCCACCGCCGACGACGATTTGAGTATTCGTGTCAAGATAAACAGTCGTCTGCGTCACTTGTCCTGCGCCGCCGCCACTACCAACTTCATTGTTGGCGGAACTCCCACCAGCACCGCCGCCACCGACACACATAATGTCAAACAGACCAGCCTTCGTCACCGTCAAAGTACCCGATGCGGTGAACTGCAAGATTCTGTAGTTCTGTCCGTTGATTGCCACTGGGTCGGCTATCACCGTTCCGCCAGTGGCGGTTCCATAAAATCCCGCCGTATCGGTCACCGATGTGGTTCCCGCAACGACGAAACTTCCCGACGAGGTGAATGTGTGAACGGTGTAAAGAGGTGTTCCTGCTGGTGCGACTTCTTTTGTGCCGCCAGTTACGCTCAGACCTGTTGCGTCACTGGTCAGGTATCTGATGACGACGATGCCCGAACCGCCTGCTACCCCGTTTGTGCTGCTTGCGCCGCCGGGTGCGCTGCCGCCGTTGCCCGTGTTCGCGCCGCCTGCTGTGCCTGCACCGCCCGACGACGAACCGCCCGCGCCGCCTGTCGAATAGGTGACGGTGGAACCTGTGTAGTTATTGGTGCTGCCTGCACCACTAGCGCCGCCTGCCGTCGCGCCGCCGTTGCCACCTACGCCGCTTGCACCGCCACCGCCGCCGCCACCTGCCGTTGCGCCACCGCCGCCGCCGTTGCCGCCTGCGTTGCCCTCACCGCTGATACCAGCTGAGCCTGTGCGGTCAAAACCTGCACCGCCGCCAGACGCGCCCGAAGTCCCAACTTGACCGCCGCCGCCACCGCCGCCACCGCCACCGTTCGCCGACGAGATGAACGATGACGCCGTACCAATGCCACCCAAAAAACCGACCGTCGTTGATCCTGCTGCGCCTGCTGCGCCTACCTTTACGGTGTAGGTCGTCTTACCGATAATGCCCGAACCTGTGACGAAACCGCCTGCGCCGCCGCCGCCTGCGCCGTAGTTTGATTGAGACGCGCCACTACCGCCGCCGCCACCGACGAGCAGATACTCAACACTCAGCGTCATTTGGGTCGTCGCATACTGCGTCGTCAGCGACGACACATACCCAAGTTGGCGACGAGCCGTAGCCATCAACTACACCGTAATCTGATTCACGAAACCGTGAATCGTAATCACATTCGCCGTAGCCGCAAAAGCACGAACCACCAGCGCAGTCGCATTACCTTTCAACAAGAGACCTGGGGCAACCGTCACCAAGCCAGCCTCGGCAAGAACGGTCAGTTCAATCAAATCATCGGGGTCGCTAGTACCGCCCCACTGCACCGTCAGTTTCACCGACGACGCAGAACTGTTCACCGCATACAACCAAATCTCGTCAATCGTCGTAGCCGTGGTAGAACCAGTGTGGATGGTCGTGCCTGTGCCGCTGGTCGCCACAACCTTGATAGCCCTACCATCGGTAGAACCGCTCAAAATCTTCTTGGTGAATGTCGCCATTTACTGTCTCCTAACTGAAAACTTGGACTGCGAGTGCGATTTGGTCGCTGTCACCAGCGGTAGAAACGGTAGCCCACGAAGCACTGGAACCATCCGTTGTCAAAAACTTTCCGTTGTTGCCAGTCTGAGAAGGCAAACCAGTCGCCGCAACAGCCCATTCAATACCGTTCGCCACGGCACTGTTGGCGGTGAGAACATAACCGTTGGCACCCACCGACAGGATTGAAGGCGTGTTGTCGGCAGTGGCGGTGAGCAAATCACCCTTCGCATTGAAGGTGACAGGCACAACCATGTTTATCCATGAACTCCCGTCATAATACTGAAGCGTGTCCGAGTTCTTCAGGAAGCAAAACATGCCCTCGGCAAGCGTCGGTTCGCCAGCGCCGCCGTAAGCGGCATCGCGAGCGGCTGAATCCGCATAGACCGCAACCACTTGGTCTTGGACATACTGTTGGAGGTTGGCGGCGGTGACAACATCACCCGCTTCCCAAAGGTATGCTCCTGCGCCAGCCACTTAGTTCCCGCTTTCGGTCATGGTCGCCTTACGATACTGCATTGTCCGAGTCCAGAACGCCTAAAGTGGCGTTGTCTAGCGTGAAATAGTAGACGATGTTGCGGACGGCGGTGCGGAACGAGATGTTGTGGGCGGTCGGAGTAATCGCATGGCTGATTCCTTCCACCGACAGGGTTTGGGTGATGGTGGAGGGGGTGCCGACCGCAAAAGACTTTTTGACCTTGATTACTGAACCGAGGTCAAGTGACATGACTTGTTGTTGAACAGCAAGAGAAACCTTGGCGCCCGCAAAGGTCAACGAAACCGCATCAAACCTGTACTGCGGGTCCTTGTACAGCGGCAACAAGTAGTCCGCCATGATTTGGGCGTCTCCGTCCGAGCACAGCAAACCATCCAAATGCAACACCGAAACCCCGTAGGCGGCTTGGCTGGTCGCATCATCCGCAATCCCCGGATTGGTTGAGTCAATCGGCGTGCACACGACACGGTTGTACAACTGCTCCTGACCGTACATCACCGACAGCGTCTCGTAGTCGGCATCACCCGTGCCGTCATCCGAGAAGAAGAACGGCGAGGTGGTGAACAGGTTGCCGATACGGTTGGAAAACCGAAGCGTGCCGTCGCCCTTCATAAACAGAAACCCCTGCTCGGTCGCCGCTATGTCTTGCATGTAGTCCAACAAGACCGTCTGGTCGGGGATTGTCTCGGTGTCAAGGAGGATGGTTCCCGCATCCAAAACGGTCGCATCCGTGTAGTTGATTTCTGGCAACGCCAACAGTGTCGTGATTCGGGCGCCGCCCAGTTGCGCGGTCGGGTTGAACTCCTCAATGCGGGCGTTCGCCAGCAGCACGAAGTCGTCTGCTGCTTCAATCGTGACCGTTGACCGCGAAATGGGGGTGGAGGTGGGCTGGAACTCCACATCAAGGTCGGTGATGCGACCCGTGAAGATTTGCGTGGCGCCGTAGAACACTTTGATGGTCCGCCGAATCGTCACACCAGATGTGCCAGTGACCGTGTTGTAGTACGGCGACAGGGTGTTGACAGGGTCGTATTTCCGAGTCTGGTCGTAGAGCGTGATTGTGCATGTCCCCGCCGAAAACTCATCCAACTGGGTTTGGCGACCGCGGTTGATGGTTATTTCCTGAACATCCTCCGTAATGTCCACACCGACACCGTCCGCATACAGCGAACAAAGCGGGTCGTCAAGGGTGCCGTATCCCTCGGTGTTGTCCAACTCAAATCCTGCGTTGAACCCAATGTCGGCGGTCACTTTGTAGGTGCCGCCCCACGGCATCGTCCTGCTCATACGGTTTGTACTGGAACGGCGCCATTCTTACGAGACCATCGTTTGAGTTCGTTGACAATCGCATCGCCGATGCTGCGTCCATCTGCACCCATTCCTGCGTTGACCGTCAGGTTGATGACCGTGGATTCGCCCATCTTTCCGAGACGGCTCAACGGGATGACTGCCTCGGGTCCTGCTTCGCCGACCACTCCGAGCGTCGGACCCGTCACGATTCCGCCTTTTGCCATCATCACCGCCTCATACAAACTGCCCCCGACGCCGCCGCCGCCACCGCCCGCAATAACGGTGGCAGCCTTGGCGGTCTGTTCCTGAATGACGCGCATGTAATCGGGGATGCCGCCAGCGACCAGCGGATTGCCGATGTTTTGCTCAATGATTTTCGTGACCGTTGCCGCGTTCATGCCCGCCGCCTCAAGATTCTTGACCGCGACCGCGACCTCGGCAGGGGTGAAAACGGGGCTGACAGGCAACTGAACAGGCATCGTGACTGGCGTGGCACCAGCATCGGGTTTGGGGCTGTCGGGTTTGGGGCTGTCGGGTTTGGGGCTGTCGGGTTTGGGGCTGTCGGGTGTGCTGCTGTCGGGTTTGGGGCTGTCGGCGGGCGGATTCGGGTTGACGACATTCTTGACTGGAATCGGCAAACCCGCAATCATCGCGTCAAACTCGCCTTTGACTCGCTCAAAAATCTTCTGCAACTCTTCAAGAGTCGCATCGGCGATTTCTTCCTCAAGCAACTCAATCTTGTCTTTGATACCTTTGACGATTTGTTTCGCCAACTCGTAGCCAGACTTGTAGAAAGTATCGTTCAGGTAGGTGCCGAGATTCTCCGCCTGACCGCGCAACGACTCCTCAAACTGGTTCATCTGTCTGATGGTGTCCGCGCCACCGAGTTCAATCGCCGCCGCAATCTTGCTGCCCGCTTCAACGCCCGCTTCCAACACCATGCGAATGTTGTTCGGCGACAACCCCATCGCCACCAACCTCTTTACGGTCTCCGCGAACTGGGACGCCTTGTGCGCCTGCTGTGCCAACGCCGCGAAGAAGTCAATGGCGACCTCGTCACCAATCTTGAAGTACGCCTTGCCGAGGACCTGACCCGCCTTCTCGCTTTCCTTGCCGAGTTCTTGGAACATTTTGTTCACTTCGGGAATCGCATCGGCAGAACCAGACAACAACTCGGTCGCGAACTTGCCGCCCGTCTCCGCCCCCATCGCCAACAACTGGTCCACCCCTTCGCGACCCAAACCTTTAGCAACCAACTCCTGCAACTGTGACGAAAAGTTGATGGCATTTTTGTATTGCTCCCTCAGTCGGTCCAACATTGACTTCTGTTGTTTCTGCGCCTCGTTGGCTTTCGCGGTCGCATCACCCAAATCGCGTTGCGCCTCGGTCACCTTCTCAAGTTGCTTTGCGGCTTCCTCATAGGCTTCCCGACGCGCCTTACGCCCCGCGGTCGTCTCCGCTTTCTTGATGAGTTCATCAAACAACGCCTGCTCTTCGTTGACCTTCGCCTGCGCCGCCGCCACATCCTCATTGGCTTTCGCGATTGCATCCTGCGTCTGCTCATAGCCAGACAAGGCGTTGCTGAACGACAAGGTGCCCTTGAGGCTGTCGGCGACACCCTTCGCATAGTCCGCCATGTCCTGCTTCATCTGGCGAATCGGCTCGTTCGCCTTCTCCGCCGCTGCTTCCGCCGCCCCCAAAGCGTCCGTCAACGAATACGAACCGTAGATTGCGGTTTTGGCGGCGTCGGTCATGCCCTTCATCGCATCGGCATACTCCTCCATCCGCTCCGTTGCTTTCGCCAACGCCTTCTCGGCGACCTCCATGATTTTGCGGCGCAGTTTCTCCTTCTTCTTCTCCAACTCCGACGCCGCTTTTGAGGCTTTGTCCGTGGATTTGTTGAACTTGTCAAAACTGTTGGCGCCAGAAATCGCGCCCTTGCGTGTGCCCTCCAACTGCTTGACCATTTGCTCCATCCGCGAGATGAAACTTTGCGCCTTGCGGGCATCCTCCGCGTCGCCGCCGATTCCCTGTTGGAGCAACGCCAACGCCTTTGACGCGACCAGAATCTTGTTCTTGAAGTTTTCAATGTCTATGTCAATCTGGACCGTGAGTTTGTCCAACCCTTGCAGGATGCCGAGCGAGTACAGCAGGGCGTCCGTCTGCTGTTTCTGCCATCCTGCGGCGTCCGCGGCTTTGTAGAACTGTTCAATCGCCGACTTCTGGTAGTTCACCACATCCGCGGTGTTCCCGCCGAGCGTGAGGATGGCGGCTGAGTTCTCCGTCAACTGGTTGAACAGGCTCATTCCCGCCTTGGCGAAAAGGTCGGTGTTGTCTTTCGTTGACTCAAGCGACGAAGCCAACTCGGTCGTCTGCTCACGAATCTGCTGGAACTTCGCCAAAGTTTCGTTTTGTTTGGCTTTTTGTCCGTAGAACGCCTCCGCGAATGCCTGCGCCTTGACGATGTTGTCGTCGGTGGCGTCACGCAGACCGTCCAAACGGTTTATCAGCGTAAAGACGGAGATTTTTTGTGCGTCAACCGCTTTGGTGACCTTGTCGGTTTCCGCTTTTGCCGCCCGTGCTTTTGCCGCCAACTTCGCGTACTTGTCCGCGAACAACTCTTGCAGGATGATTGCCTCTTTGTAGGTGTCAATGCCGCCCTCAACCGCCTCGTTCTTGAACACTTCCGCCATCGCATAGTCGTAAGCCTTCTTGCCCAACTTGTCAATGCCAGCCAGATACTCAATGTTCTGCTTCACATAAGCGGCGGTGTCGGTTGTCTTCATGGCGTCGTTGACGCGCTTCAGATTGTCCGCGAACTCTTTTTGTCGGGCATTCAGCCCGCCGAACCGTTCAACCAAATCGTCGGACAAAGCCCATCCGCCCGTGTTTTCTACGACCGTCAACAGGGCGCTCAACTCGTCGCTGTCAAACTTGATGCCAGACAGTTTGACCATTCGCATGTTGAAATCGGAGATGGATTCTGCGCCGCCGTCAAACGCGGCGAAAGCGTCGTGCGCGTCAGCACCAATGACCTGCAACGCCTGTCCGAGTTCGTTGGCGGAATCCGAGCCAGAGGTCAACACCGTCGCCAAGTCGCGTTGACCCTGCACGAACTCGTTGATGACCTTCACATCGCCCTTCATCGCATACAACTGGTCTTTGACGGCTTGGGTCAGTTCTCTCGTGCGTTCCTCGGTCGCCTGCTGCTCCTTGCGCCACGCCATGAAGATTTGGATGCCCGCATAGATGGCGATGAGCGGAAGCATGCTGGCAATCAAACTGACCGCGGCGGCGCGAAGAGCGACGAACCCAGCCTTCAAGGCGTACAACGCCGCCCTAAACGAGGTGATTGCGGCGGCGCCCTGCGAGGCGGTCAAACTGTACGCTTTCTGCTCCGCGATAGCCGTTTTGACCGCGACACTCATCGCCTTGAAACTCACAATGAGCGATTTGATTCGTGTGTTCGCCATGATGGCACCGACGACGAAGTTCTTGAGCAGCAACAAGCCGACCATCATCAGCACGGGCTTCAGATAGAGGAGCGAACCCGCGACCATCTTCAACGCCGACGCCACCCCGCCGAGCGTCGTGGTGAGCACGGGACCAAACGCATCAAGCATCCCTGTCGCCAAGTCAACGACCTGCGCGAGCGTGTCAGCGAACGCTTTGCTCAGCGCGATGACCGCTGGAATCATCGGTTTCAACGACGCCGCAATGTCCGTCATTGAGTCCCGCAACTTGGGTGAAAGAGCAGCGAGCAGCATCAAACCCGTCAGGAACGGGTTGAGCGACTTGAACAATCCGCCGACCAGCGGCAAACCCCCCAACAATCGTTTCCCGCCCAACGCCGCCAACGCCGCCCCCACGGAGGTGACGATGGGGAGGAACTTCTTGAAAGAATCGGCAATCTGGTCAGCCGATTGTTTGCCGAACTGCAAATCCTTGAAGAACCGATGCCCCCGCAAAAGCAGGTCCGTCATCGGTTGCAACAAATCCTTGAACGCGATTCCCATTCCTTGCAGGATGGTTCTGAACGCACCGCCCTCGCGGAGGCTTTCCGAGAAAGATTTGGTCAGGTCGTAGGCGGCTTTTATCATCGGTCCGAAACCCTTGAGCAGCACATTGCCCATTTCCAACTGAATGTCGTTTTGGATGCGCTTGAACGAACGCAGCACCTTGCCGGGTTCGGTCATCGCCGCTTCGTAGAGACCCGCGACTCGGGTGCCTTCCTCCATGATGAGGTTGATGGTCGCCTGCTGGCGTTCGGTCGCCGTTAGTTGTGTCGCGTTCTTGCCGAGGGTCTTGGCGTATTTGGCGTACCCTTCCGAGGCATAACGCGAAATGCCCGCGGATTTCAACAAGATTGACGACCCCGTCTGGATTGCTCGGGTCAACAGTTCGGCGGTTTCGGTGGAGTTTTTCTGGCTGATGACCGCCAAGTCCTGCGCGACGCGGGCAACATCCGCCGCCTTGGACAAGTCAAGATTGTTTTGGGCGAACTTCAACGCGATGTTTTGCGCCGCATCCATCTCAATGCCGTTTTTGCGAATCGCCTTGGCGGCATTGTTGATTGCCGCAGCACCCAAGCCCGTTGACTTGCCGACCGCGTCAATGGCGACCTTCAACTCCGACACTTTGGCTGCGACACCGAACGCTTCTTTGCCGTATCGGACAATCGCATAACCTGCGATGCCTGCCGAGGCGCCGAGCAGCGTCAATGCTTTGGTGCTGGGCGCCAACGCCTTTTGGAAGTGTTGCAGCGACGCCGTCGCCGACTGCATCGGGTCAACGAAATCGCCTACATCGGCGACAACTTTCGCCCTTACTTCAAGTTCTTCGTCAGCCACGGCGACCTTCTAACGGCGTCGTCTGGAGGCTTTCTCCGCTTCGTGCGCCTTCAACCTGTAATAAGCCGCCCACTCCACGATTTCCGCCGACGAAATGGGGGCATGCCCGCCGCTCCCATACAGCAGTTCGTGCACCGTGCGACCCAACTTCTCGGCGAGGTCGTACAAGAACCTGCGCTCGGTGTTGACTAGGAGCCTTTTCCCGCCTCATCCACCGCCTTCTCTCCGAAGCCAGACAATCGCATCGCTGCGGCGACGATTTTGTCCAAGGCGGCTCCCGATTTGCCCATGACAATGTCCTTGTCTGCGCCGTCAAACACCCGCTCGCCCGTCTCGGGGTCGTAGACACACTGCACCACGATTTCTGGCATCATGCGTCGCATGTCAATGTTGCCGTTGTTGTTCGCCGCATCTTGAGAGATTGCTGCGCGGGCTGCACCCGACATTCCACGGATTTCAACTTCAACACCCCACTCGTCAATCTTGACGAGTTCTCGCTGGGTGTCGTCTACTGCAATGATGCGGTCACGAAGGGACACGGTATTCTCCTATGTTGTTGTTGGGTTGTTTATTACGACCAAGTGCCTCGGGTGATTTGTCCCGTCACTTGGAAATCTGCCGAAGCAGTCACCACATCCCCCACCGAAGCCGAGACTTCGTAGGAGGTCATGATGCACTCGCCAGAGTACTTCACCTTGCCAGAGGAACTTCCCTCGGGACCGTACTCAAACGAGAGGGTCGCGGACTGTCCGAGGACGCCAGCCAAGTAGCCGTCAGCCGTGGAGTCAAACTTGCCCGAGATGCTGATGGTTGCATCGGACAGACCGACGATGTAGGTCTTGGCTGAGCCAGAGACGCCGAAAGTCGTCGTTTCTGCGGTCTCAATGTCGCGGGGGAAGCCGAGGTCGTCCAGATACGCCGACAGGTCGCGGAGCGTGCCGCCCGAGTCGTCCAACTTGAAGACCGCTGATTTGCCGTGTACGAATGCCATGATGGTTGTTTCTCCTTAGCGTCTTGCGAACGCCATCGTGAATGTGATTGAACCCGAGCCACTCGCTGTGTAGTTGGCGCGGAGGTATCGGTTGACGGTCGTGCCCGATGCGACGGCGACCCGTTCCGAGGTTTTGACCGTGGTTGCTACGGTCGTGAAGGTGGCGAGGTCAGCCCAAGTGCTGTTGTCAGCCGAATGCTGGACCTTGAAGACGGTGTTGTTGTTCATCGTGTTCGCGGTGACATGCAACTGTGCGATTCCCCCGTTGCTCGTTGACGCCGCGTTGTCTTGCGATGACCCGTTGCCTGTCGCGGTCACGGCGGCAAGTGCCGTCAGGAGAATCGCATCGTCCGCTCCGCCGTCAGCCTGTGCGTCGTAAGAAACCGACACCACATCACCCACGGGGGCGGATACTTCATACGAAGTCGTCTTGGCTTGCAGGATGTAGCAACGGTTGCCTGCGGCGATGCCCGACTGTGCGAAAATGACGGGTGCGAGCGTGTCGGAGCCGATTGAGGCGCTAAGCACCGCGTCTACCGCGGTTGAATCACCGTCAAACAACCCCGACGCGGAAAGCGTCGCGTCGCGAAGCCCCGTGATGTAGGTTTTTGCTCCGCCGCTGCTCCCGAACACGGTCGTCTCGGCGGTCTCAATGTCTTGCGACACGGACCCGTCATTGAGGAACGAGGTCAGGGCTGTGGTGCCGTGCACGACCGCGGCGTCTTTGCCGTGGATGAAAGCCATCGTCAGACCTCTTCCTTGGTCGCATCGGCGGCAGGCTTCGTTTTTTGGTCTAGCAACTCAACGATTCCCTGCTCGCGGAGCCATTTGATTGACTGGCTCGGGAGGTCTTCCACCACATCGCCGACTTCCGCCCGCTTGTTTGGCGGGTAGTCAATCCCTTTGAGAACCTTGTACTTCGGCATGTCGCTCCTGAGTGTCGTGGGCGTGTTCGCATCCCCGACTCTCACCCGACCACTTGGGCACGATGGGCGATGCCGAGGTCACGAGGACACGATGACAGCGCCGACTTTACAGTCGCCAGCCCTCCAACAGCCCCTCAACAGGGGTCTAGTCTTTGATTCCCCAGTGCGACAAACCGCCGTTGTCCAACAAATACTTCGCCACTCGGAGGTTGCAATCCACCTGCATCAGAAGTTCTAAGCCCCCCCCACAAATCTCTCTCGTGACGGTCCGCCAAGTTGAGTTGATTTGCAGAAGCCCCGAGTCATACGACCCGTTTCGGTTCAACGCCCAAACGATGTTGCCTTCCTCGTCAAACTTGGCGTTGATTGCTTTCTTTCGGCAACGGCTTTCTCGGTACGCGATGTACGAAAAAGTTTCCACTGGTTCAAGCCCGTATTCCAAGAACAGATGCTCGTATTGGGGGCACCGCCAAGCGCCAGTTGAGCGGGCGACCGTGGTGGTAGTGGTCGTGGTCGTGGTGGTCGTGGTCGTGGTGGCAATCGCATGCGCCAACTTGACCGTGGTGGTGGTCGTGGTGGTCGGGGCGACGCTAGGCAGACTCACCGCCGAATACACCAGCCAAGCAAGCAAGAACACCGCAAACACCGCGCCAATCGTCCGTTTCGGCGAGGTCATTGCTGACGCTCCGAACAGAATAGCAAGGCGCCGAAGGCAACCATCACCGCAAACCCGACCGAAATCCAAAACTCAATCATGTCATTCGTCTCCGAGAATCCAAGCGAAAAGGATGGCGAGCCATAACGGCAAAAACACCAGACCCAATCCGTACATCACCTTCAAGAATGTCATCAACCCTGTCACGAATCCTCCTTCCGTTGACGGGTCAAATCCTACCGAAACAACACCCCCAAGGCAAGCATCTCGGCGACAGGGGGGTTATGCGGCGTTGCGAGCCTTGCACCGAGGGCAAATAATGGTCCACGGACGAGTCACCGAGACCGCCAGCATCTTTTTACAACGCCAACACCGCGGCGCCTCGTCGTTTTTCGGCGCCCTCCCGTAAGGGTCAACGGGCTTGTCGTTCACGGCAACCAAACCGTGAAATCGCATCCGACCAACGCCCTGTCATCGTTGTCCCGTTGGAGCGGATACAACTCCGAGGTGGACAGCACACACAGAATGGACACTCCCGAGAGCGTGGTGTTGCGAATCGCACCAAGCACCGAGCGCACATTCTCCGCTTTGGTGCGAGCCGCGGGGTAATCGTTGCGTGCCGCCCTGCAATACACCCTGACCCGTTGATGGTCAATCGCCTTCACACCCGCCCCGAATGTGTGGTCGGGACCGACGCCCGAGTTCTCGTACAGCGTCACACAAGCATCGGGGTCGGCGGGCATGCGGGCAAGAAAAATGTTGGTCGCCAAAGTCCCCTGCCCCTGCGTTTGCAGGTAGGTGCCCAACGCATCAAGAATCGCCATCAGTCCTCCTGCTCGTTCTCGGTGTAATCCGAATCAAGCCACGGCGGCACGGCGCCACTCCGCCGCAGAATGAACGCCACCATCTGCCGCAACCGTTGCTGCAAACGAACGGACGCATCGGCGACGGGGTCCTCAAGATACTTGGCTTTCCTGCCCGGCGCATGCCTGAACTTCAAGTTCTCGTGCTGCACCCAAGCGTAATCAACGGCGCCTCCTCCGTATGAAATCTCCACCGCGACCTTCTTGCCCGCCTGATACGGCTGGTGCACCATGCCCGAACCCGACAGAATGCCGTGCCTGAACGGAACCTGCTTCTTTGACTCCGCGAGAATCACATTGGCTTCGGCGTACAAAGCCTCCTTGGTTGCATCGGCAATCTTCGTCTTGCCAGCATGAATCATCGCGGCAACATCACGCAAACCCGTGACCTCAATGTGCATCAACCTCTTGCTCATGCGTAGGTCACAGTCGTGTGGTGGGTGCCCGTGTCGTCGTTGTGCACCTGCACCGTCACTATCAACGGGATGGTGCCGTCAGGCAAAACAATCTTGGAATCCGTGGTGATGGCAGGCGTGCCGTAGAAAATGATGGTGCCGCGAGTGACCACCTCTCGGTTGTCCATCGTCGTCGTCACATTGTTTGATGGTTGGATGCGGCACGAAACCGCCGTGCCACTGGCGCTAAAAGTGAACTTGCCGTAGGCGTCGGTAGCCGTCTTGGCGAACACCGTCACCGTTGACGGCATCATCTCCAAAAAGGCGGCTTCTATGGTCACGGCTCACCCCGTAATCGGGCGTAGCGGCGGAACGCTGGTGGATGACCCGAGATTCTCGTCCATCCCGACATAGAAATCAAAAGTGCCGTCAAAGGTTTCGGTGTCAAAGTTCGGCGACGGCGGGGACGCCCTGACCGCGAGAGCACGAAGCGACGCGGCACGCTCCATGTAGGTCTTCGCCTGCGTACCGTACTGCGTGGAAATAGAAAGGTCACCGACCGACCGCGACAGGTCGGATTTCGCCGACAGTTTGCTGCTAATCGCATCACATGCAAACGCCGCAGCCAAGTAAGCGTTGCTGTTCCACTCCGTCAACAAAAAGGCAATCTCCTCGTTGGAGATTTGCTGATTGTTCGTGTCGGTATCGCCGCACAAGAAACGAACCTTGTCGTTCGCCGAGTTGGACGGGTTTCCCGAATACGACCAAGTCACGGCTTACTCCTCCGATTCATCACGCTTGCGGCTCCTGCGAACCGAGCGCGGCTTTTCCTCCTGCACCTCAACTGGCGTCTGTACTTCGGCAACAACGGCTTTCGGCGCCGACGCGACGACAGGCTTGACGGCAATCGCATCAACGACCTCCACCAGAAACCGTCCGCTGATGAGCGTCCGCAGATTGCGCCACTTGGCGGCGTCAACCAGCGTCCCCGTTGGAATCGTCTCCCCATTACCTTTCGGGATGGGTTTCAATACTTTGTATGCCATGTTTCCTCCGATTATTGGACACTACGGTCACGAGACCGAAGAATCAGGTCAGGTCAACCCACAGGTACCTAAATGTTGCCGACGCCTCGTTGATGGGGCTGGCAGTCGCGTTGACCGCGTACACGGTGACCGTGTTGGCGGCAGTGACCGTCGCGCCAGCGAACACCAAACCGCTCGTAAGAGCAGGCGGGTTCAACAGGACCATGTCGCCAGCAGCCGCACCAGTCAGCGTGAAAGTCGCCGAACCAGTTTGCGCAGCCGAGATGCTCGGGAAATCAACCGCCGCCGTGCTGGAGGCAATCTTGTTGATGACCGAACCCGACGAACCGACCGCGAGCGTACCCGCCGTCAGGTCGCCAGTCACCGCGGCATCATCGCCAACGGTGAGGTCATCCCCTGCCTGAATGTCTTGCGATGCCGTCAACTTGCCAGCGACAGCCTCGCCTTTGGTGATGAGGTTGGTCATTGGACGCCCCTATCAGGCAACGACTGCCGAGAAGAAGTAGCCGAGGTCGGCGCCGATGACCTTCATGTCAAACGAGATTTCCGACTCAATGCGGTCCGCCTTGAACTGCTCCATGCGGATGCGGCTCGTGCCCACGGTCTGCCCGAGACCCTGCGACACACCCGTCCACGACATGACATAGCCAGCCGAGGGCTGGAGAAGTCCCGCCGAGGGAGCCGAGTAGCACAAGAGCGCGTTCTTGCCGTGCGTGAAGTCGTAGGCGGCGGTGCCACCCTCGTTGTTCGTCGCCTTGACAGCCTTCGCGACCATCACTCGCGGAACATCAAAGAGGCTCGCCATGAGACCCTCGGTGATGACCTGCGATGAGGTGTACTTGATGCGGTCCACCAAGTCGGGGTGGTTCTTCAGCGTCTTGAACACATCGTAGCCGAGCAGCAGCGTGTTCGGCTCAAAGCCCGTGGTGGAAAGGATTTGACGCTTCGCATCCTCAACATCGTTGAGCGGGTCCGACGAGGTGTAGTCGCTCCACAGGTTGCTCGGTGTGTCGTCGGTGCCCCACACGCCGCTCTGGAAGAAGGTGGACACGAACTGCGTCTCCATCTTCAGCATCAAACGGCTGGTGACGAACTCCGCGGCTTCGCGGTCAACCTGAATCGGTGCGTCCGCGTTGGCGCGGGTCTGGTCGCCAATGTCCTTGTGGAATGCGAACACATCGCATTGGTAGGAGTCGGTTGACAGCCCGTAGCCGCCGCCTGCCGATTCGGTGGCGTCTGCACGACGCTGCGCCTCATCGCGGAACCAGTCGTTCTTCGTGTAGGTGAAGAACTTGTCCGACTGCTTGGAGACAGGGACGATTGGGAACACTCGGCTTGCGACGAAGTTCGCCTGCTGTTGCATGTAGGCGACGCTGATGTTCGTCAGAATCGCATCAACATGGACCTGTGAGGATGTTGGCTGTGGCATTGTTGTTCTCCTGTGTTGAGATTTCTATTAGGCGGCTCGGTGCGGGTTGGCGCAGTTGACCACTGCGGTCAGGACTTCGTTGTCCGCGCCTGCGGCGAGGATGACGGTGCCCACGACATAGTTGGAGGTGTCCGTGCCCGGCACTTTGGCGCCAGCCTTGCCTGCGGAAGTCGTGCCGATGAGCGTGCCTTCGTCAAGCGACGCCGAAGCGATGACCTTGGTGCCGCCGACGACGAGGATTGACGCCTCTTCGCCCGACTCGGGCGTGTTCTGAAGGACGCCGATGGGCTTGTCCGTTGCGGCGGAGCACAGCGCCGCCTGACCCGACGAGTTCACCTTGACGAAGAAGTACTGCTTCGCGCTCAAGTCAGCCGCGGCGGGAAGTGTGATTCTGACCGCGTAGCCAGCGATTTCGTATGCCATGTTGATTGCTCCTTGTTATTGCTCGTTGCGGTAAGCCGCATAGAGGTCGGGGTTTTTGTGGATGATTCCCGCAACCGCTTGTTCAACGGTGGCGAACTCGCCTGCTTGGTGGGCTGCCTTGGCGAGCGCTTGCACCTTGGCGTAAGCGTTGCTCTCGTCGGGGCGGCTACCGCGACCGATTTCGGTGAAGATGGCGGCGCTTTCCGCCTGTGCGTTCGCGGCTTCCAAAGCCTTTTCCACCTGCTCGGCGAGCGCGGCGTCCATGTCGGTCAGGCGACGAAGCGCGGGACCGAACTCCTGTGCGTTCACCGTGATGTGCGCCCAGCCTGCCGCCTTCTTGACGAACTCTTCGTCGCGGCGGGTCTCGCGCTCCTTGCGAAGTTCCTCGGTCGCCTTGGTTGCGGCGTCCTCAGCCTTCTTCAACATCTCGCGGACGGGTTCGGGGAGCGACTTGACGAGAGCCTTGTAGGTCTCCTCCTCGTCCATCTCCTCCTCTTCCTCTTCCTCTTCCTCTTCCTCCATCTTCATCTTTGCCTTCTCGGCTTTTTCGTTCAGGTCGGCGACGAGTTTCTCGGAGGCAGCAAGCGACTTCTCCAACTCAACGATGCGGTCAATGTACGCCTCTTCAAGGGTCGGGTCCATCTCTTGGGCTGTGGTCTCGGTGTTCTCTGACACGGTTGCCTCCGTTGTGTTGCCTGCGTTCTTCATTACAATCCAGCCTTCCTCAAGATGAGCGGGGTGGTCAACGCCGCTGGTCTCAAGGACTTTCAGTGCCACCATCTTTCGCTGCTTCTTGGTCAAGAGGTTGCTCCGAATCTGAACTGCTGCGAGTGTAGGACAGCAATCGCATCAACCACATTGTCAAGTGGGGTCTAGTACCGCAAGTTTTTTGACCGTTTGACCAAACCATCACCGTAAGCCTCGGCAATGTCAACCAAGTCATCAACGAAACTCAACCGCTCCTCCTCGTCTTCAATCCCTTCGCATCGCTCAAGAACTGCCTGACGAAGCAGCAGGCTGTACGACATTGCGCTCGCCATGCTCAACAAATCCTTGGACTCGCTCACTTCATCGTCGTCGTCCAAGAGCGCGAGCGCCTCAGCGAACTGACGCTCCAAACGATGGCGACGGACGGCAAAACCAACAACGACGAACAACACCACGACGCTTGAACTTGTCAAGCCGAAAAAAAACGACCACCCGCTGGACATGCGGGTGATGATACCCGACCGCTACGCCCGAGTCTTCTTTACACGCCTTTTGGTTCGCATCTCCCCGCGCTCAACGGTGGCTCTGGCGGCGTCCGCAAATCCGCGGACTTCGTACTTCCCGTGCCCGACCTTTCTGAACAGGTGCGGGTTGTCGCGCACAAACTTGCTGACCGTGGAGGTCGGGAGCGAGAACCGCTCGGCGAGCATCTGCACCGTGACCTCTTGCGCGAAGTTCGCCTCCTGCTTCGCATAGAACATCAGTTGGTCCGTTCCCTCAAACGGCACGAGCGACACATCGGCGGGATGGGCGTCGCGCCCGCTCCTGTATCCCTCCTCGCCGCCGACGATTTGATACGACCCGTCCTTGTTGACGCCGACGAACACGAACCGACCTTTCGGTTCTTTCCGCCAATAGACGGTGTCACCGCGATTGAATGTCATCCGTTTCCTTTCTGTTTGATGAGTGCGTTGTATGTCGCCCTAGCGCTGGAAATCAACCAGCCGTACTCCATCCAATCCATCCCGCCCGCGCCACCACCACCGCCGTCTAGGTAAAACTTGGCATCGCTCAACAGTTCGTCAAACTGCTCTTGGGTCAGTTCCACGATGTAATGGTTCTTCAGTTCCTTCACCAAGACCGCTTCGTGCCCCACCGACTCACCGTTGACCCGCAGCAGGTCGCGGTCAATGTGGTCATCCAAAAACCGCTTCGGCAACCGCACTTTCATCATGTCCCCTTTCCCTCCCACGACTACATCCTAGCAGATGCGTGTACCACGAATCACCCGCAAGTGCCCGAAACGGGTCGCCGCCGCTCCGAAACCGTTGCCCCGCTTGGCTCAAAACTTTTACAAAAAATAAGTTGCGACGATTTTACGAGGAGAAAAACCCGGGCGAAGTTTCGTCCTCAAACTCCTCCAACGCCTGCACGGTGGCTCTCGCGCTCGCGATACGCGCCTGAAGGATTGCGCGTGTCTCCGTCTTGTTGAAACGGGAACCGAGAATCCGACGAGATGTAGCCTTCCCGCTCTCAAACAACTCCAACGAATCCTCTTCCGTTTTCAGTTGCTCGCGGGCGCGGTCAAGTGTCGTACCTCGGAAACGAGCGACACCATCGTCGCCGCGCTTGATTTCAGATTTCTTTGCCGCGACACCAGCCTTGTAGGTCGGGTTGTTTTCCAAATCGCGCAAAGCATCTTTCCCGCGGAACTTGTCCTCGTCAAACGAATCGGCGTCCTTGCGTCGTGACTGCAAAATCTTTACATTCGCCTTGATGCGAGCCGTTTGTTCGGGTGTTCGCGGCGGCAGTTTGGGCAACCCGCTGAATGTTTCGTCTGATACGACCGTAGTGACGCCGGGATACTTTGTGCCGCGACCGCTCTTGCCGCCCTTGCCGCCGCCCTTGACATGGTCCTTCCACCGTTGTTGAGCCGCGTACCGTCCCGCGTCCGACCTGTTGCCCCCGAACGAGGCTTTGGTAATCGCATCATGCAGCAGCGTGGCTGCGAAACCGCTGACCTCGCGCACACCACCAGCCTTGTCCACCTCGCTCTCAACCAACGCCCACTGGTCGTCGGGGATGTGACTCAGCACCTTCTCCCGAATCTGAGCGAGGAGCATTTGGTCCGCCAATCGCATCGTCACATTATCCCTTCTTCCGCTTGATGCCCATGTCGTCACTGTGGTCAAGTGCGGCGTCAAGGATTTCCATGATGGGCATGTCAATCACCTTGACCTTCATCATCACATCCCCCGTCTTGCCATCCTTCAAGTCTTGGAACACTTTGCCAGCCCAACGATGGTGACCGTCAATCACATAACCGTCACGCGAAACGAAGATGACAGCCGAGTCGTCGTCCAAAATCTGCTTGCCTTTCTCCGTCAGGAAGAACGAAACCGTCTTGCCTTTCAACTCGCTCTGCGACGCCTTCAACTGCGACGCGGGAACCGACAACTCCTTCGTCTCAACACCGCCCTTCGCCAACTTCTCAATCAGGCTCTTGGAAATGTCAACATTGCCTTCCTCGTCAATACGAGCCAACTTGTCCGCCTTGCTGCCCGCTTCGGGGATACCCGACAACTGCGGCATCTCCGCTCGCGGCACACCCTCGGGATACTTGTCGGTGGCAACCGACGCACCGCAAAACAGGTTCGTGCCCGGCACCGAGATTTGGCAGAAGTTCAGATTCTTCGCCTTCTCGCCCGTGGTCTTCTCCACCTCCTTGATGTACTCAGCCATCTTCTCAATGATTGTGACCGCCTCCTGCGGGCTGTCCATCTCCACGATGTTCCCTTTGGCAATCTCCTCGTAAGCCTCCTCAACCGTTTTGACCTTGACTATCTGCCTGCGGCTCTTCGGGTCCCAACGAATGGGCGTTCCCAACCTGTCGCTCTCACCCTCTGGCAATGCCGCCTGTGCACCCTGCGCCCCCGCCGCCTGCTGCTCCTTCTTCTGATGGTTCTTCCATCTCTGCTCCGCCGCATACCTGCCCGCAGCGGAACGGTCCCCTCCGAATCCGCCTGCGGCTTTGGCAATCGCATCGTGCAACACGACCCGCGCCGACCCCTGCACCGTCCTGATGGAACCAGCCTTCTCCACCTCCGCCACGACCTGCCCCCACAACGAGTCGGGCAGATTCCAAAGAACCCCCGCCCTCAAATCTTCAAGGACCTTCTGTTCCCCTTTGGACAGTTTGGAACCGCAACCACAATCGCATGTCATAACGGCGTGAACCAATCCTTGATGTTCTCCAACAACTCCGCGGGAAGTTCCGAACCGCAACCAGCCGCCTCCGCGTCCAGCGGCGTCATTGACCAAAACTCGGGTCGCTCCAATGCCGCGGCATAGCACAGACGGCTTTCCTCTGTTTGCAGATAGCCAAACTTCGCTATTTCTGCCTCCGTCAAACCCGCCATGACCATGTCGGCGATGTGCTTGCACATTTCGTAGTCGTTCGGCTCAATCATGTCAATCCCTCTTCTCTGAGAATGCTTCTTCGTCAAGTTTCGCTGGGTCTATTTGCGAAGTCTTCGGGTCGTTGCGTTTGTCCAAGAAACGGTTGTACAACGCCTGATTCAGAATCTTTATGCCGCCGCTCGGCTTGTACTCAAAGATTTTGGTCGCTGGGCGACGCGACCCGTCATCGTTCGGGTTGGTGTCAATGACGGTCACCGAGTCAAGGTTGCCTTTTTCAAGGTAGGTCGGGAAGTTTGCGGAGACCTTGATGTGCGCGTTGCGGAGGTGCTCGGTCGGCACCTTTCGTCCGCTGTCCAGACCGCGGATGTAGGCGCGTTTCTCTGCCTCGGTGGTGTCGCAACTGTAGGCGATGAGGTGGACCTCGGATGCGCCGTTGGTGCGATACGACGCCAGTTTGCTGAGTGCTTTTTCCACCCCATTGTCAAGAGTTCCGTCCACGATGAGGTCTTTGCCCGATTTGATTGCCAACTGCACCTGCAAGGAGGCGAGTTGTGCCGATTCCTCGTGCACCATAGAGGCACGCCTGTCCATCAACGGACCGCTCGGTATCTCTTTGCCTTTCGGCGTCTTGACCGTGACATTCGCTTTGTCTTTCTCAGCCTGCTTGTACTCGGGCAACTTTTCTTTTATGTCGTCGGCGTTTGACATGACCGCCAGTTTCGGCGCGAATGTTCCGTCCTTCTGTTTTTCTCCCGCGGGCGGAATGTTCACACCCTCAATCGCTGGGGTGCTGGATTTGCCTGCTCCGCCGCCGCCCGCTTTGACGAATACCCGCGAACCAGCAGGGTTGGCGCCTTGCGGCACGCCACCCATCCCTTCCTTGAGGATACCGTCCCAAACGGCGCGGCGTTCGGCGCTCAAATGCTTGTAGATGACCGAGGGTGCATCCACGCTGTCAAGATTCATGCCGCGTTGCGCCAAATCGGCTGCCAACGCATCAAGGTCACAGTGGGTGTTGAGGCTCGGCATGGACTTTGCGAGCGACTTGCCTTCCTTGGTTCGCGGATAGCGGATTGGTCCGCGACCGAACTGCGAATGCCATGAGCGGATGTGCGATGCGGCGACATGACCCCTCATGCGCCAACGCTGCTCCGCCGCGTACCGTCCCGCCGCCGACCTGTCGCCGCCGAACGACACTCCTTTCTCAATCTTGTACTTTCCGCCGCGACTCTTGTACTCCTTGACCAGCCAAGCATTGGCGTAGGCAGACGGGTACACATCAAACTTCTTCTTCGCCTCCGCCTTCACTCGCGAATACAACTTCATGTCCGTTGGGACATTGCGAGTCTTGGCAAAAGTATCCACATAAATCGGCTTCTTGCCTTGGCGCTGCTCGCTGCTTTCCGCTTTGCGTTTCCTGCGGACAGCCGAACGGCGTTCCTGCGCCGACATTTTCGCCGCCGTAGAAGCAGGAACACACTTGGGGTACTTGCCGTCATTCGCATCGGGGCGACCGCACTCCTCAAACCCGCCACCCTTCTTGGGTCGCGAAATGTCCACCCACCTCTCGTCAAACCACTTGTCCAGCCCGCCGCCTTTCAACACCTCCGCACGCGACGGTCGCTTCTTCTTGCGTTTCTTCCCGCCCATCACCGTGTCAACATGCACCTGCGACGAAGACGGCTGCTGCTTCGCGAGGACCTCCGCCCTCACCCTGTCTCGTTCAGCCTTGCCAACGGTCGTCAACTTCCCCCTGTCCAAAATCGCGGTTTTACCGCCCGGCAAAGCCACAACCTGCGCCATCTGCGGGTCGGAGCCTCGGTCCACTGCGGATGCCAATCGTGCCGCTTCGCGGACCCACTTGCGTGCCAACGGCTCGGGGTTGGCGTAGTCTTTTGAGAACACGAACTTGATACGCTCCCACAACGACTTCTCGCCGCGCTCTTCTTTCTGCAACTGTCTTCGTGCCCTTGCCATCGCCAATCGCCCAGCAATGTGCGCGGCTACATCCTCGCCCATCCGCACACCCGAGCCGACCACATGGTCCTTCCACCGCTGTTCGGCGGCATACCTTCCAGCCTCCGACCTGTTGCCCCCAAACGACGCCTTGGCAATCGCATCGGAAGGCATCGCCATCTCCACCCGAGCGGCTGCACCGCCGATAGAAAAACCGCGAATCTTGCCGTCCTTCACCATGTCCCACGCCCACGGTTTCCACTGCACCCCGAGGAACACCGTCCCAGCGGGGTAAGTCACCTGTTTGGCTTCGCCAGATTTCTGCATCCCGATGTTCACGGGAACGGGGAACGACATAGCCTCCAACCACTCGCCAGCAACAATGTCCCTGTTGTGCTGCAACCGAATGTCTCGGTCGCCAGTCCGCACATACTCCCACAAGGCTTTCTGCAACTCGTCGGCGTCGGTCCACTCGCCGTGCGCGTCGTAGCGGTTGGGGATGTACCAAGGACCGAGGGTGAACCTGTGCTCCGAATCCGCCTTGTGCAGCAACTCGGTCTGCTCGTCCGCTTTGACAATCGCATCGGCGCCCTCGTCGGGGACCTCGCTGACCATCACTTCGTCAATGGCGTCCTTGACATTCTGCGGCAGTTCCTCCCAAGCAATCTCGCCTTCAGCCCAGCCCAGCGCCAAGTCCAAATCCATCTGCATAGGGTCGGCGGCAATCGCATCAACGGACTTCTCCACCGACCTCAAAATCTTTCCCACCCACGACTTCGCCGCGTCTCCACCCCACGCCGCCCACGCGACACGCCCAGCAGACGGATACCCGTCAGACCCCTGCGACCAGCCTTTGCCCTGCTTGTCAACCTCGTGGCGGGCAAGATACGAGTTCATCCGCTTGATGGTCTTCAGCGATACCGACGCCCCCCGAGCCAAGTCAGAGGCGCGTTTCCTTCCCACATCCGTGAAGCCGCCCCCAGCATGCCCTTCCT